GATACAACCCAGTCATACATGCCTGGTTTTGGTTCTTTTACATATGCACCTGCATATTTCTCTGCTTTATCTTGATCCTTTTTGGGTGGTATGACTATGCCTTTTCTTTTTAGATCGTTGTAGATTATCATGTCCCACATACGAACCTGATAAAACACATCAGTGAAGTTTACCTTGGCATCATATGCCATGGTAACTGCTAGTTCAATCAATTTCATCTTCTCCTCAAGGGAGTCAACGAGTCTAACATCTTGAATGTTGTAATCTACAAACTTATTCCACGCTTTCGTATAAAATTCTTTGAAGGTATCATATTCAGAATGATCTAACTTCTTCTGACCTAGTTCTACCTCTCCTATGTAGTCAAGACGGTATGATTCCTGTGCCTTATATGTAAATTTTTTGTACAAATCAAGGTAATCTAAGACTGTGACACCACCAATATCATACACAGTATGTGCTCTACCCTGCATATAAATCTCCTCATTAGTGACTAAACCCCAAGGAGATAGTTTCTTATATGCCTTGTCTCCAAGCACCCTAGTAATCCTCTTGGCAAGGTATGGTATATCATATAACTGACAATTCCACCCAGTCACAACTTCTGGTGGATCATGAGACCAAAAATTTACAAAATGCTGAAGTAAATCATACTCATCATTACACTGGACATACTTTACCATCTTGTCATTATGATGATAAGGACCTACACCGAATGTGAGGATTCTTTTGGTAGCATAGTCTTGTAGTGTGATACACAACATCTCCTCATCACATGCTTCTACTGTGGGGAATCCTTTTTCTGATTTGACCTCAATATCAATCGTAACTAACTTGATTTTATTGATGTCAAATTTGATTTCAGTTTCTGGATATTTTTCAGAAATGTATTGATAAATGTATCTGTTATTTCCATAGATATCAAACCCCTTTACTTCACCATGCTGCCTTATAAAATCTCTAGTCTCACGTACAGTACCAGGTTGTATGCTCTGAACATACTTACCATCTAATGTCTTATACTTAGTTTTTTTCTTACTGGGTATGAACATGGTTGGTTGAAACTTTTCCCTTGTGGTAAAGTTTTTCCCATTCTCATATCCACGGACGAGAAAATCATTCCCGACCATTTGCACGTTTGTATAGTATCTCATACGAGCATCTTAGCACGTTCACGGTACAGTGTCACGAAGTTGTCAAACATGTACTGAATATCTTCCCTACTCATGTAAGGTGGTGGCATGTCAAGAAAAGATCCTTGATCATCACTTCTCATCTCAACGATAAGATCTTTGTCTATAAAACCAGCATCTACACACATATCTCTCATAGGTGTACCATGATAGGGAGTGTATATGAAAGCATTTGTATCATCACATCTAAGTTGTGCTGCTAAGTCAACAGACTTCATACAACTTTCCATAGTTTCATAAGGATAACCTATTATAAAATTACATGTAGTGGATAAACCTGATTCTCTGGCAATTCTAAAAGCATCAATTGCTTTTTGATTATCATATACTCTACCTATTACATCCTTACGAAACTGAGGATCGCCATGCTCCACACCCATGTTCAATTTTTTACATCCTATCTCCACTAATCTCTTTGCTTGGTGAGGTGACAGTAGTTCTGGTCTTGTTTGAGCAAAGAAAGGTATCTTATATTTGGAGTACATGTCACAAAACTCATCAAATTTTTTCTTTGATGTTGTGAGTAATGTATCTGTTACTATCCATAGGAATTCTACGTCAATAGTCTTTATAAGGTGCTGTATCTCCATTTCTATGTGTTCAACAGTCCTGTGTCTGAAAAACAAACTATCAGTCTCCTCTTTGTAAATCCCTGCATTGGATGGTGAGTTGCAAAATTTACACTTGAATGGGCATCCACGTTGGGTTTCGACTGTAGCAACCTTGATTATATTACCCTGAAAAGGTCTATACAATGATCTCTTGTCAAATATCTCATGATCTGTGGGTGGAAGAGTATTGACATTCAATGCAGGTCTCATCTCGTTTGGATAGATGTTTAGTAAATGATGTCCATCTTTACCATCACTTATCAAGTCCATCAACTCTGGTATTACCTCATCTCCCTCACCTCTGCAAATATATTCTGCTTTACCAATAAATTCTTTTGGATTATATGTTATAAAAACACCACCAACGACACTAATAAATTCTTGATCCGTAATCTGATCCATAAATTTACGCCAGATATAATATGTGTCCTCTACTATTGATGATATAATAACATCTGGTTTATACTCTACTACTTTCTTTCTCCAAGCAGCATACATATTTTCACTCTCTAAAGTAAAGAAATCAGGTTCTATATCATCTCTCTCCCACCTGTACTCTGGGAACATTTGCCTTTTTTCTCTTTCCTTGTCTCTATCTGGTCGTGAGAATTCTTCCTCATCCACTGGATACCATGTAGCATCAAATAATTCTATGTTATTATAACCTGCTCTCTTCAAACATGCGGTAATAATTGCAACACCACCTGGCGGTGTGACTCTCATATGTTGATTAGGATATAACCATAATATTCTAAGACTTTTCTGTGACATTCTTAGCAGTCAACCCTTGATACTTATCTAGATGATGCTTGTCTGGTTCTAGTATTGTAAGGAAACTATCTGAATGAACCATCATCTCACGTTGCATGGAGAACGAAGGCCATGACTCTAGGAACTCACCTTTTAACTCAAATGGATCGATTAGTTTGCAATCTGGTTCACCCATTTCAGATCCAACCTCTTCAAGTCTAGCGATAAGAACGAGATCGTTTTTGAATATTATAATTTTGATCATAAAGAAAGACTCTTGGACTTTAAGTCTACCACAGTTGAACGTATTTTGTCAATATAACCTTGGTTTCGTAACTCTTTAAAAACCATATTTTCAAAACCATACTCACCATACTTCTGTAGTGATACAGTTCTACCAACTCTAAGTCTCTTTACCAATTTGTTGAGTGCTTCTGGATCCTCACTCTTGATATAAGTATCAATCTTATGCTTTAGATTTTTTACTTTCTTCTCTAATTCTTTTTCATCAAGATCATCTTCCATCTTCTCTGGTTTCTGTATCCATGACTGCCTCATCAAACTATAAACACCTTGACTCTTCTTACGAGTAACACCAGGTCTCTCAATATAAGGTTCTGCTTTTGCTCCAAGGATAGTTACGTTATGAGTCAACTCCCATAAAGTTTTCTTGTCCATGTAAAACTCATCTAATAGATCAGGATTACAGTCAGGAATATACTTAGGATCTACAACAATATGTACATCTAAATCAGACATAACAGTATAATTATAACCTGCATTACCACCAAGTAATATCACATCTGAAATTGCCTTATCATCAAGATCAACATACTCAGCAAATGCTTTAGCAAATCGCATCAATGCTTCTCTAACCTCTGGACGCAAAGAATCCCCAATCCAGAAAACTGGATTGAGGACATCTGTAAACCTAAGAGATATAGTTTCTCTTAGATCCTTTGCTTTAATATGTTTTAGAACTCTATTGTACAATGAACTTCATAAGTCTACACTGTATTTAGAGCCAATCTTTCCGTTGCTGTGCTTCAGGAACAATCTTTTCAATATCAATTAGTAATAGTCCGTCCTCGAACTTTACATTCCTGACTTCAAGTTCTTCAGGTAGTGACCACTGACGTGTGAATGCACGTTGTGCCAATCCCTTATGAACATAATCTTGTTCTACACCATCACCTTTCTTGCCTTCAACGACAAGTCTTCCTTCCTGTGTGTAAACTTTTAAATCTTCCTTTTTAAATCCTGCAAGTGCTACCTCAACTCTATACTCATTAGTAGAAACCTTTACTGTATTGTAAGGTGGATAGTTATTTGTACTTGCAAAATGCTGATTGAATTCGGTGAACCAGTCATCAAACCCGATCATATTTTTTCTTACTTTTGCCAAGTAGTCCTGAGTTTCAGGCACGGTAAAAGTAATAGCGTTAGCTTCGTTGAACATAGTGACCTCTTTGAGCGTCTATTTTGAATGTACCCTAATAGGCGTACACTACTAATTATACAAGATCACTTACGAGGTCTGATTCGGTTCTTACGATAAGTGAGGTACAGATTACTGTATGCTGCTATGACGAGGAGTATGAGTAAGAAAGTATTAATTGGCATTTTCAGGTGTTTTCTTCTTACCAATATTATACTTTGTTTCTAATATCCAGTCACCTTTATCTTTATATGATATAACTTTTATTTGATTTAGTGGAGCAATATCAGTTATAGAATCAGATTTCAATACACCCACCAATCCCCAGTCTGATAATAATTGAACTATCCTATTTCTTCTCTGCACATCATTGACACTAAGGTTTGCTCTCTTACCATCAAGGGCAAACAATTCTTTGAAGTGTACAATATAATACTTACCCTGCTTATGCAGTATGTGGCAAGATTGATAGAGTTTCTTTTCTTTTCTTGACGCTACACCAATTCTTGTGAGAGTTTCTCGTACCTTGAGAAAATCATCTGGTTCTGATAGGACCACCTCAACCATTTTATCTGGTGTCCAACTGTATTCTGATTCCATAACCACAGTCATTTCAATCCTCCTCGCTCAAGTTTCTCTTGTATAAAAGTGAGTTGTTCTTTAGAAAGGAGTGGAAGAACTTGTTTCGCTTTTTCGTCACTATATCCATAGTAACGCTTCACATAATCAAGATTTTTCAATTCTTCTTTCTTCACCCAAGGAGAGAACCTCTTCTTGGATCGTAAAATATTTAGTAAAAAGTCATATTGTAACTTGGAACTCAGGTTATGATATAAATTCATTTCATTTGCATACATGATGGCATCAAGATGACCAGACATGCATCTGTTGATAATATACGCTGGATATTTCTTTTCTACATCAGGATCTTCATCAATAAGGTTCTTCTTACTGTAGTTGATACTGTTCAACCAGTCTTTCAATTCCATGTGAATCCTCTCTGACCAGACCTGTCTTTACCAATCAACTTAGCAAACCTCGAACTACCATCTATCATCATTGTATCATCTTTCTCAGGAAAATAGTCAACCTTGTCACCTTCACGATACAAATCAAGTGTCACACAATGTAATCCTCCGTCATGAAAATGCCTGTGCCTAAAAGGAACTACGATTGGTTCCACATTATGTTTCTTGAAAAATTTCTCTGCCTCTGGTATGAGGTTTGAAACGCATATATGATGTCTATCCAACATCAAAGCATTAACATCGAAGATTGTTTCTATAGTAAATCCTGTAAGTTCAGATAGATACGTGTTTGTAAAATCTACAAACTCCTCATTGATATCACCGTCAACATACCATCTTCCACCTATCTTTTTCTTCCACTTGTGTATATCACCTGTAAACTTACTTGTCTTTGCATGACCAGGAAGATGCAGTACATCCCAATTAGGAAAAGTTTTGGAGTATAACAAGGGAGATCTGACAGTCATGATTGCACCTGGTACAACAGGAGCAAAACATCCATCACTATGTCCACCTTCGTTGACAACATTATATCTTAGATCAAATGGTAAACGATTCAAATCAAATAAAGCACTTTCAACAACCATATCCTTACCGATCAATGTCATGCATGGTGCTTTCAATAGATGAACCATAGATTCTCTAGAATATTTTTTGAAATATTCTATTTCCATTTGTGTTATATCATCTAATTGAGATATATCTGCATTTTCTATGTCATCAGGCCATGAATTAGTCTTCCTTACCTTATAATATGTCTCATGTAATTTTTCTTTTTCCTCTTGACTCAAACTTTCTAAGTCAAAATCAAGTATAACTTGATCGTCTTTATTATATTCATCAAGACATTCAAAAATTGCTGAATGATCGCCATGTGTGATGTATAATTTGTCGTCAACCACTAAAGAACAGTCTCTGACCTGTAAAGGAGGTCTAGGTACAGTTCTTATCCTGTGAAAAGGATTTATAAAATTTACTTTACCATCATCAATATATCTATCGATTCTATCGTCAGGATTTAACTTAGGTCTAATTACATCACATCCAAAATCTTTGAGAACACTTTGAAAATTATCCAAATCTTCGTTTGTTTCCTCTGCTATTCTACTAAGTCCACTTCTTATAACATCATTCTTGATAGTTGAAAAAAAATCTACATCATAAAATGTACCAAGAACCACAGTCTTGAGCGTATCCCATGGTGCATGATACTTGTAATTATTTTGCAAAAATCCTATCCTTCATTTCGGGTTTCCAGTTATCATAGTACCCTGTTTTCTGAAGTTCTGCTCTCTTTTCTTCTAAATCTTTTCTATCCTGTACAATCAATGCACATATACCACTATTGAGTTTTATACCTGCCACTTCTTCTATAGTATCAGGATGTTCGTCATAAAAAATAAGGTCTGGAAACTGTAGATTGTAATCTTTTGCTAAAATTTCAAGGTCTTTACATGATGGTAGAGAATTTTCCTTGAAATAAAATATCATTACACGATCCTTTATCAATTTTATATCTTCTTTCAGTTGATTGAAACTTACAAATTTCTTTACAATAACTTTACCTTCTACCCATGCTGCTTTTGCATAAGGGCATGGTGGTAAGTTGGCAAATGCGGGATTTGGTATGCTTAGAAGGTCTTCAATCCAAGAATCAATTTGTTTTTGTGTCACGAGGTTTGATGATAATACAATTGTTTTTATAGTCGGGAATCATATCAAGATGAACATCATTATCCCAACATAATTCTTGATATAAAGAGTTTAGTCTCTCCATATCATCATAAAGATCATTCACTCGTTGCATCTTTTTTCAGATACTTTTTGATAACATTAATTTGATCTTCATACTTTGCCACAATATCTAATTCACATTGAATTGCTTCCATGATGTCACTATGCTCACCTATCCCTGCAGGGTTTGTAAGATAAACCTCAATATTCGCTAGATGTTTTTGAATATCACCCTGTGCATGGGCAATGAGAGCGTTGATAATAGTTTTTCGCATTAGAAATTAGTTAGTACAAGTTCTTTTCGGTTTTTTTGTGCCGAAGTATAGTCTGCGGTAGACCTCATTGTATATGTATGATCGTATTCTACTGCCTTCCAGTCGTGAAATCTACGTTTGTTTAGATTTGAGGAATTATAACTAACACACATGTGATGTTTTGCTTCACAACATGCTTTTGAGAAGTTTGTATGATGAAAATACTTCTGCATACCTCCCTTTTTACCATATAAATACGATCCTATCTCATATGGTGGGTCAAGGTAGATAAATTTGTCCTCTCCACCAAGCAAAATCTCATACGATACGTTAGTTATTCTCCAATCTCTTATAATTTCTGAGTATTCTGGCAATCTTTCGATACCTCTCATCGAAAAATTAGAATCACTTGCTTGTTTTGAGAAGGATGATGCCTCTGACAATCCAGAAAAACTACATTTATTGATAATATAGAAGGCAATTGCCCTATTCAAATTATCTTCACTCCTATCTCCAACTTTAATCTTACATTCTTCAAATAATTCTTTTGCTGTGTCTGGATTTGGATGTGTAGTTTTATAATTTTTCAAACTATCTGTCATCTCATCACCATTTGTCTGCAACATAGACCAAAAATTATACAATGGTTCGTATAAATCATTGACCCATATGTTTAAATGAGGGAATTGCTTTGTTACCCACAATGCAACAGAACCACCTCCTAGAAATGGTTCCCTATATTCATCAAAATCAATCAAATCAGGAAAGAATTGACTAATCTTTGTTACTGCCCTGCTTTTTCCGCCTGGATATCTTAGGGGAGTTTTTAGACTTTTTAGTGTCTTCACTGTACACCCCCAATTGTGAGAGTAAAACGTTTAGCCATACTATAGAAATAATAAGAACAAGTAATTCAAAGATAGGTGTTGGGATCAAAGTAATCCTCCAAAGTACATTTTGGTGTCCAACTGAGCAACTTCTGTGCTCTTGAATTGTCTGCAAGAGTTTCTCTTGCTTCACCTGGTCTCTCAGGAATTGTTATAGTATCATCAGATATAAATTCAGCAATCTCATTGACTGAATAATTCTTACCTGATCCTATATTCACTGTGACACCAGAAAAATTTGTCATCATTGCACAGATGTTAGCGTCAACCACATCATATACATGTGTAAAATCTCTACGTTGTTCACCATCTCCTACTATCGTAAGGGGTTCCCCACGTTTTTTCTGCTCCTCGAAGAG